AGGTATAATAGTACGTCCATTGTTCACGAGGTCCACGAGAATCGATGTTTTTATTTAGTGTTTTCAGTCACTTGCGAGGTCACGCATTCTATCGACTAAACGCCTTGCACGGTTAGGAACCTGTGTATACCACCTCGAGTCCACCATTTCGTCGGCTGCGGCGTTCCAATCACGGGCATCGACCCCGGCTTTCATGCCTTTGAACTTGCTGAGTCTGGGTCTGCCCATGTTAAACATCATGTTTGCAATGATATGCTGACACTCTTCGGGCAAGTCATCGAAGTCAGGGTACAATACTTTGCACTCATCGATGGTCACTGCCATGTCCAAAGTGAATAGTTGTTTGACTCGTTCCTGTTCAACGACTGTGCCAACAGGTTTGCTGTGTTCTTCGTCACTTTCTGTGATGAGGTGACCTATGCCACAGGTCGGGAGTCCAAGATGATCGAGATAAATCTCGTATTTACATCCTTCATCCTCCGCGATCTCTTCGCGTAGTTTGTCTTTGTTCATTAGATTTTTCCTGTTGCTTGTAAGTTTTTGTCAGCAGCGAACGAGTTACCCCCTCCGGCAAGCTGTACTTTAAGCTGCTGATTGTTAGCCATAGAATTGGGTGCGGGAGATGCCAAGGGGATAACACCTCCCGCTTGCGCTAATGACGGAGGAGCGTCATCAGCAGCAACTGGTTGGGTCGGTGCTGTTATTGTAGGTGCTTGTGACACAGGTTCAAGGTCCAAGGTGGGAGTTTCTTCTTCCTCGGGCGGACTCATCGTGCCCAGCGGTAGATTACGGAACTCGTTTCTAATTCTGTTGATCTCTTTTCTTGGTAGATCTAGCTCGTTGCGACGGACGTTTTTACGGACAGTTGGGCTGATATCAATCGGATCAAATTTACCACGCATGATATTATTTATGCCGCCAATTCCTGCATCTCGAAATACTTTTCTGATCTGACCGTCAGACATCCCTAACAATCTCATGTCTTCGACAACATTTGACATTTTACTTTGTACACGGAAAGAGGCTTCACTGGCTGTTCGATAAGCATCTACAAAATCTTGTGAGGTTGCATTACCCCGGTTAGATACTGTGGTAAATAAGTTATTTGCGTTTGTTCTGGCTCTTGAAAACTCATAGCCTTTGAACTTGAGTGCTGTAGATTCGATAGGGTTTTCTGTGATACCTGAGAAAGCTCGAGCCAGTTCCTTTGAAAGCTCACGCTCTCTTAGCATACGATCCTTTGTGGATATACCAAGGCCCTCCAGTCCAAGTCCAGAAACAACGCCTCGTCCAAACCTGCTGACCTCGAACTCACCGGACCTTACATCTATGGGCACGATTGAAGGAAGTATACCATCTACAACATGTGCAAAGCTCTTTGCAAACTTATCTCCGGCGGAGTCCTCTTCATTGTATACCTTTGCACCAGTAACAGTTCTACCACCACGACCACCTACAAGCTGTCCCGCTTGACGAACGCCAAGTAGCTCTGCTTCAGGATCAAGAACATCACGCAGTTTAGCAGTGATGATTGCCTCTTCTGTGAAAGGTGCGAACAACTCACGGAGAGATTCGTTGGCTGCTCCAAAAACAATTTGTGCGCCATTCTTGCCTTCTATTTGCCCTTGCTCTGCTTTATTGATTGCAGCAACAGCTATCTTTTCAAGCATATCATATGGGTTTGAATAGCTGTAATTTACATATGTTGGCAAACCTGTTTCTTTATCTCTGCCTGTTGGTATTAGTCTCGCGTTCTTCTCCCACGATGGAGCCAAGGAACGCTGATATGCTTTCATCTCTTCTTCTGATACACCAGACAGTTCATAAGATGCAGCGGACACAGCAGCAGGCAGCGCACCAAATGTAGTGGCAGCGCCCGTAAGTCTACGCAGCCCTATCTTACGAATGCTGGCACTTTCACTTGCTAATTCGTCAACTCCACGAGCGATTGTATTTGCACCTGTTCTTAATATTTCATACGGAAATGCTATAAAGTTACCAACGGGTGCTCGTCTCATTGTTTTAATAAACTGAGGTGCCATGTTGTAGTTTGGCACTGTGTTACGAACAATCTTAGCAGCCTGTTGTTTTAGTATATCATCTGAAATTTGTATTCCATCAGCACGGTAGGCATTTCTAAGCTTGTTTAATTCAAAATTAAAATTATAAATTTTCCATATATCATCCCCTGCCTGATACATGTTCTCGGCTTTCTTACCAAGATTACCAATGAATGCTCCAAGCCTGTTATCAGTTAACTTGCTACCAAATTTTCTGCCAACAGGTATGCCATTTACTTCATCAGCGCCATAACCTAATCCTTTTTGAATAAGATCTTGTAATTCTCTAAGCTGTGCTTGAGTGCCTACAACTCCTAATTCTTGCAGTTCTTGAAAGTTCTTCAACGCTTGATCAGAACTAACATCTGTAAACAAGTTGTTGTAAACCAAGCGGACAGACTCGCCAAGGTTAGATCCACGACCCACGTTACCTTGAGCCAGTGCAAAAGCAGAAGCTGTTGTTACGTTACGAAGTTGCGTTATTGGAGACAGCACCGTCTTGCCAAACTGTGTAGCACCTTTGGTTCTTAGAAAAGCAGAGTATGTATCTCTTGCAGCATTGCCTAAAACATTAGTATCGCCTATGACCAGTCTTGTTAATTCTCTGTCTATTGCTGGAGAGACGGCGAAGCCTCGAAGAGAACCGAAGCTGCCTTCATCATATTTCAATCCATCATCTAGTACGGTAAATCCTTCTCGTCTAAGCGCAGCTACTTCGCCGGGGCCAAGCTCAGAAGTATCTCTAAATAACTTAGCAACTCCCGGATTTAGAAGATTACCCGCTTCATCCCTTGCAGTAGACAGCTTTCTAATTCTACCAAAGTACTTATCAACAGCTTTAAACTCGGCGAGATCAGCTATAGTGCCGAGAAAACTTTCTTTTGGATCTGTTATTTCACCAAGTAGTTCTCGTTTGTACTTTGGTAAATTTATTCTAGCAGAAAATAATTTAGGGTTTATTTTATTCTCTGCAACTCTGCCAATCCCCACAGATCTAGCGGCTGATCTTTTTGAGTGACTTTTTAAAAAATAATCAGCAGCAGTTCTTGCTTGAAACTCGCTAACTTCACCACTTTTTAAAACAAATTTAACTGTGTCTTCATCAATTAACTGATCTACCTCATCAATTTCACGAAGTCCATAGTCTCTTATAAGTGCGTCCCTATCTGCTTTTGGCGCAGCTTCTACAATTTTACCCAACTCATCGGCAACAGCTTGAGGATTTTCTTGAAACCCTTTCACAGCTTTCGTCATTACTTCTGTTGTTGGCACATAGTTCTTAACCTCAAACGACTGATATCGTCTGCGAAGATATGTATTCATGTTCTTTTCAATATCTTTGCGGATTCTTTGACCTACATTTTTGCCGCCTTTAGTAGTTATGTTGTCCAATGACTTCATATAATCGCTTTGTAGGATGTCTTCATTAAGACGTTTAACCAAACCTCTCATGCCTTGAGCTTGCTTGGCTACGTTTTCGGGCAATTCATCAAGTGCTCTTTGTCTTGCTTCTTTTGTGGCACCTGTCAAAAACTCTTCCACATTTGTAAAGATACTTTGTTTTGTATGAGTGCTTGCACCCGGTGTGACTTTATCAGCTTCCTTTAGAACTTTATCAACTTCAGTATCAATTCGTGCCAGAACACCCTTGGCTTCTTTGATAACAGCATCTGTTTCCCCTGTAATTGCCAGTCTTGCTTCAGCAACTTCTTCTGGTAAAAATCCCCTGTACCTAAATACAGAAGCAACATCAGCAAGAGTGTTTGCCACAAATCCTTGTTCTTGTCCCAAGGCTCTTTTTGCTTCTATTGTATCAAGACCACTGGTTAACTTTCTTGCACCTGTTTGCACACCACGAGCGGCTCCAGAAACTGCGTCAGATAAAATAGGAGTCTCTGTCAAAACTTTACCAGCGACAGTAGCTGTGCCAGACAACAGTGCCGGAGCCACAATTGTAGCCACACCTGTTTCTGCGCCTATCTTTAGTTTGTTGGTCAGTCTGCGGAGAGCTTCTTCCCTGCCACTCAGTCCTATCTCTTGATCGGTTTGAGTTGGTCCACCCTCAAAAAAGTCAGCGATTGTGGTTGTGCCGTCGGTTGCAACCACAGCATCAGCGGCTCCAGCAGCGGCAACTTGTTGTGCGCCAAGAGCTAATCTCTCTCCTGTGGTTATACCTTTGCCCGGCAATGCAGATGCCTTGCCTGAACGCAAAGCCTTGTTAAGTCTGCCAACTTTCGAGAGCTTGCTGACAGCACTGGCGGCACCAAGACCGGGCACGACAAACTGTGTAATGACTTCCGCACCTTTACCGATCACACCTTCAGGATCTATCCCGGCAGCATCACGCAATTTATTAGCAGCGTCTGTGACAGAAGACGCATAGTCTGTATCGGCTATAAGATCTATACCAGAAGCACCCAGTTCCAAGATCCCTTGTGGTATGGCAATGAGTCCAGAACCTACGCCCTCGAAGAACTCTTGGGCCACGCCTTCGTCAGTCTCAGGTGTGGTTTCAGACTCTACAGAAAAACCAAGATCCAACAGACCATCGTCTGTTTTTTCAGGTTCTTGTGTAGGTGCTGTAAAAGTACCAAGGTCTAGTAATTCTTCAGCCATAGTTTTACCTTACAGGTACTAAAGTGCCGTCTGAGGTTACCAAATAATTGCCTTGTTTTGTTGGAACAGTGTCTCCGGGTTTATACTGTTCTAGTGATTTTCGTTTATCGGCTGGCAGGTCTGATATCTTAATAGAAGCGGGTGGTGCTGCCTGTCCTCCACTGCCCATCATGCCACCTAACTGTTCTTGTGCTTCTTCTGCCCCTAACTGTTTAAACATTTCGGTTGTAACGCCAGTCTGTGCAAAAATTATGGCTTGAGATGGAGGCATACCACTAGCCACTAGTCTGCTGTAACGCTGCTGTTCATCAGTAGACTTGGTTGAAGACTGTGTTGCAGCATATGCATCGGCAAGGGTTGGATACATTTCGGGGTTAGCTGCTCGTATAGATTTTGCAGTTTTAATAGCAGCGCTGTCCTCTTGATTTTTCAGTGTCTGAAGTTCACGAGAAAAATCATTTTGCATTTGTTGTAGGTTCTGTGCGTTATCGGATTTAATTCCCAAAAGCAGGATATTTTCCTTGAAAGATCTTCCAGCCATTTTCATTTTAAAGTCATAGTCAGCTATCCGTGCTTTCTCAGCCTCGGTATATTTCCTGTCCTGTAGCTTTAATTCTTCTACATATTTACGCTCTTGAAGATCTATGTCGTGTCTTCTCGAGTCAGACCTAACTTGATTTTCATATGATCTTTTTTCTTCTTCAGAAATTTCTGCACCAACTTCATCAAGTGCTTTCAAAGCTATGGCTCTGTCCTCTTTACGTTTGGCCTCACTTCTTTCACCTTGAACTGTAGCAAAGTTTTGAAGTCCTTTAGCTGCTGCGTTAGCAAAATTAGTCAAGGCATTCGGACTTTCTCCAGCAGCCATCATCAAACCAACCATCATTAAGTTATAGCCTGCATCTCCACGAATATCTTTAGCTTGTTCTTCACCTAGCAGTTCTTTCAAGAGTGCCTGACGAGCTTTGACTCGTTCTTTTCTAGTGCCCTTTATACCGACAGCCGCATCAGTAGCATCTGCTTTGTCTTTATCACTAGCATTGGAGTTTTGTGTCTCTATCGCAGAGGCTACAACATCATTGACATTTTCACTGGTCGTTGCTCCAATAACTGTCTTTTCAGCAGCTTCTGTTTGTTTGTCGTAGCTATCTGAAAGCTCTAATGCGAGATCAAGGTTAGTAGTCTTCTTGCCATTCTTCTTAGGCGCATCACCTTCGGTTCCAACAAGTCCTTGTTCTTCACCCGGATCTACATTACCTGCGGCGATCTCTTTTCTGGCGGCTTCTTCAGCCTCGACTGTTGCACCCGGATCTAAGTTTTGATCGACTGTGGACACAGGTCTTGGTCTTGCGGCATTATTATTAGCTAAATTTTCGGCAGCGGTTGTTGGAACATCATCATTGGCGAGTCTTGCAGAAATAGCTGCGTCAATGTTTCTAGCCGTTCCGGGTCCTAACTCCCCTGTAACAGGATCACGAACCAGTCTTTCAGAGCCATCTGGATTTACATAAGGATCGTCTGTCATTCCCATCGCTGCCTTACCGCGATCTTCAATACCGCGAGGAGTCAGATAAGAAGAACGAGGTCCAGAAGGGGCGTATCCTGCTGCTTGAGGCATTATATCACCCAACTCATCGAACACCTGTCCTATACCTGACGTAAGACCGGAGACTATCTTGCCCGGAGCATCAGTCAAGGCTGCACTGCGCTCTCTACCACCTTCAGACTGACCAACTGGCTGACGACCTGTAGCATCTGACAAGATGTTTCCAAAGTTTACTTTTCCGACTTTAAGCAACGGATCACTTGGAACAATATCAATATCAGCGCCTTGACCCAGACCTTGCGCCGAACGAAGCGCAGCTAAGTTTGAACGATTAGCTGACATTCTTTCAGCATCGGACACAGGTGCTGCTTGAATTTGATCTGGCACACCGGAGCGACCAGCCAAAGCATTTGCCGCTGCCATCTGCACAGAACGTGGGAGGCGTTGATCTGTGGCAATGTTGTTAAGCGTTGCCTTGTCACCCTTTGCTGCCAAGTCTCTAATGGCAGACATGTAACTTGTCACGGTCTGCCCACCATTCGCCATCTGCACAGGCTGACCCATACGTTGACGAACCACATTGGATAACTCAGGTGATGAGGCCAAGATCCCGGCAGGTTGTCTTGACATACCGGGCTGACGAAACATTTTACGGTGTAGCGGATTCATCGTTAGCCCCCAAACAGTTTGTTAAAGCCACCAGCCTGACCTGCGGCACCGAGGCCAGCAATACCAAGACCGAGTAACTGTGACCCCGTGCTAGGCGGCGGCGTTGTGGTAGCCGTGCTTGTCTGTTGCAGTGACGGTACACCACGGAAGATGTCCGACATAAATCCTACCTGCTGGAATGGCAAAGCCTGCTGCGCCAACGCATTCTGTCTTGCTACATCCAACGCGGCCTGACCTTGCTGCTGCTGCATACTGCCAAGACCAAGCAATGTATTGAGATCCTGTGTACCAAATTGCTGTGCTTGTCCAGCCATTGTACCATACTGTGCTGCTTGCTGGCCTGCGAGTTGTGCTGCGTTTTGTGCGGCCTGCTGCGCCTGACCATAACCGGAAGCCCTTAACTGCGCTGCGGTTCGAGCCTGTTGATCCATGATGTTACGAGATAGTTCCCCTTGTGCAATGCCCTGACGAGATCCGCCAAAGGCACCCGCACCTGCGGCCTGTGCACTAAGCTGATTCTGCTGCATCTGACCAGACCGTGCAATGTCCTGCATCGATTGATCAATAACAGCCTGCTCGTATGGATTCATAAACTGGGATACTGCACCCGGCTGGTTAAAAGCACCTGACTGCTGCGCGGCTTGAGTAGCTGCTTGCATGAACGGCTGATAAGCACCGATGCCTGCCTGACCTTGTGCAATGGCATCTTGTTGAAGCTGACTTAGTCCGGCAAGCTGTTGCGGAGCAAAAGGCATTTGAGCGCCTTTAAGCGCCTCGGCTTGTGCAAAGATGTCCGCAAGAAAGTCTTCTTGGAACGGGGCCAGACGGGTGGTCTGTGTTACGTTCTGTGTTGCCATTACGCTGTTGCCTCCAGTTCGGCCATCATATCATACAATCGTGCTGCTCCGATATCTCTATCTCCACCGCCAGCACCTCGTACCGATTTGGCTGTTAGTACAAACTCCCCGTCTGATAGCTTGGCAGGTACAGAGTCCGAGGTCCCAGTTCCGGGACCCTGCACTTCACCATCAACAGCCTCGTCGAAAGATCCACCATGAGCCATGTTCATGATACCGCCCTCGTTTGCTTTGACTACAAACCTGTCAGCATCGTACCTGAAGTCTGGGTTTTGGTACTCTTGTAGCTTTTTATTGTACTCGGCAAGTTGGACAGGGTCAGCTATTTCATAGACCTTACCATCTCTGTCCTGAACTGTGCCAAAAGCTTCGCCCTTTGGCTGTGGTCTGTCAGGAACTGCTTCACCTTCACCTTCACCTAAACCACCCAACGCACCCAACGCACCAAGACCAAGTGACCCTGCCAAAAGATAATCACCGGCATCCATGCCAGAGAAGAAGTCGGCTATACCGCTGGTGCCTGCGGCAGTCGTCCCTGCCAACTCACTACCTGCAAGTTTGGAAGCGTTTTCTGCCATGTATTGCTCACCACCAGAGCCATAAAAACCAGCGGCATCTGGCGACATAGCTCCCGGTCCCATTCCAAAAGCCGAAAACCCGGATGTGTCTGGTAAATAGCTACCTATACCGCCTTGTCCAAAATTTGCACCTTGGGATTGAATGCCAAAACCTTGGGCCACGGACCCGGCACCAAAGGCCAAAGCGGAGTTGATCAAGATATCTTCTGTGCTGTTGCCACCTTGTGCAAAGGTTCCAAGACCAGAACCAAGGGCCGCACCTTTTGGCCCACCCATCGCAAATCCCACAGCAGCACCAATCGTAGGCAGAGCCTCATTTATTGTGTCGCCAACACCTTCAACAAGACCGCCAAGGCTATCACCAAAGACATCTCTGGCGCTGCCTAGTCCTAGTTTTTTACCGATGCCGCCGAATAATGCCATTAAAGAAACCTTTTTATAGTGCTGTCATTATACAGTTTTGCTAAGAAACGGCAACTGTAACAGTCCCAAGTGATGCCGTTGCTGCTACGCTTCCGCTGAATATCTCTGTCTTACCTGCTACTTTCAAGAACCCACCGTCTGCAATATATATGTCACCTTGCTGAAGAAGATTGTTGTTTCCATCAGTTGGAACCTCTGGAAAGTTAAGCTGTGGGTTTTGTGCCTGCTTCAAAAAGATCTCTAAAGCTCTTACAAGATCCGTTATGTATTGCGTGTCAATCTGCTGACCGGGGGTGGGTAGCCTCGGAAATGGAGTTACGTTAGTAGCCATTAGCGCCTGCCATCCTGTCTAAGATCTACCCTCGGACTACCAAGTCTCCACCGGACACCAGCCGTAGCACAATCAACCTTCAACGTGAACGCCCTGCCTCGTAGTCTAACGTCAGCTTTGTTCGTGAACTGCTCAAAGGGCACCGTGGTCGTGGTTGCAGTTCTGTCTACCTTGGATAGCTCCGTTTGTAGATAGTTGCCACCGGGAAAGTTGTTGGACTGTAGCGTTAAGTTTACCGTTGGATCTGGGGTTGTAGAACCATTAAATGTAAAGTCAGGTATTACTCGTCGTATAGATGTGAAGTAATCTCCATCACCCATATCAATGGGACTGGATTCAAGTCTGGATGTCATCACTGCCCCATCGTCAGTGTACCCTGTTTCGTGATTGAAAAGATAATTGTCTGCCGCGCCTATAGGGAAGGTGCGTATACCTCTGTCCAAGAAAGCTGAACGACCCAGATCTCCGTAATACCAGACACCTTCTTGATAGTTATAGATTACATAACGATCATTCTCACCCGTGCCACCATTAGCAAGTGAGTTAGTGTTTGAGGTGTAGAACCAGATTATCTCTCCAAACTCTGATATTGCAGAGCCATACACCTTGTCAGCCTGATCATAATCAAAGTCGAAGAAAACTCTTTCTTTAACAGTACACGGCAACTGCTTTGTCTGTCCGTCGTACAGATAGAAGTTCTGTCTGCCCATCCAAAAGATGGCATCATTGACCGCGACAGGAGCATTCGGCCCCATAATAGTTATGTTAGTTGCCAAAGGCTGTATGCCAAAAGTAAATGGAGGTCCGATAAATTGCATCGAATGCATGGAGCTATCAGTAAAGATTATAATTTCACGTTTGGTTTCTACGGCTCGAACAAACTCGGAACCAGCGCCGATCCTCAAATCGCCTGCTGTGTTCGTAGCTTTTGGTGTCCAGTCTGTAGCAGTCTCCTGTGACGAGAAACGTATCAACAAAGGATCTTGCTCACCTGTGTTTATTGCATCTGCTCCAAATGCTATGACATGACGATCAACGTCGGACACCATAACCTGTTTGCAAATGGTTGGAACGTCACTTGCTCCACCTAAAGTGCTGATGTTCACCGCTCTTGAGGTAAGACCATCACTCTTGTCCCAGTAAAATATGCCTGCATCACGAGGGTTTATTAACAGATCTTCACCAAAATTATCGTGACTCCAGATTCGTAACTGTGTTGCTACAGTCTGTGTCGCAGCAGACCCCCATGTGCCTCTGCCCCATGTACCCGCACCCCAGCCTGTGCCGCCAACACCTGTATTAAGGCCAGAGTTAATCTGATATACGCCATCGACACCAGAGCCACCGTTACCACTGTCACTAGCATTTGCCGTAACTGTTGCTCCAGTGGTATCTTTAGCAATAATTGTATATGTATTTGCAGTTGGAACTGAGTCTATCTGATACTCTTGATTAAGAACCGCAGCAGTAACAAGTCCACCCAAACTAGTCGCACCAGATATGGTAACAAAGTCACCTTGCACGGCTAAATGATTAGCGTCCGTAGCAGTGATAGTAGAAGAACCGTTGGTTGCAGCAAAAGTTATGCTATTGGTCGAAGTTTTTCTTATGGGAGTAACATCATAGAACTGTTGACCTTGCTCAACATAGTACTTCGACTCTGTGCCCAGACCTAAAAGATCTCCACCATCAAGAGCTACCCAGTTGTGCAATCCTCTTACAGTACCAATATATGTTTCTGAACTGTACTTTTCCCAACCGCCAATAACCTCTGGAAACCCTTGCCGAAAACGCACCTTATCACAATCAACCCAACCGCCTTCGTTTGAGTAAGATGTTACATCACGGTTGATTCCGGGTTTGAACTGTAACTTGGTTAAAGGCACGAAGTTCTCCTTTAGATTTCATCAGGCCAATCATTAATTTTAGCAATAGTTTTTAGTGTGCCATCTGAATTACGCTCATCCTCAAACAACGCCATAAATGCCGCTAAATCAGAGGCACCATTCAAAGCTGTCTCTATCTCTGCACATTTAGTTCGGACGGAATCTCTGTATGTAGTCACTGAACTTGGGATAGCTGTAGACTTTTCAGCGTTGCGGGTAACGTACCAATCATGCACTGCAAGTTTATCGGCGGCTGTTCGCTTTGTTTTTGCTACCCATACGGATTTTAGGCCAAGCGTAACCATCTGCTGTCCCGTAACTGGATCGTTTACAGCTTTACCATCGTCATCAACCACATTTACATCTGTTAGGCTCTTAGGGATAAGTGTGCCATTAGCCTGTCTACCATGATAAAACTTGTTATCAAATGCAGCCTCGCTTGCTGGTGGATCTTCCCATGTTAAACCGTATTGTTTTTTTAAATCATCGCTGTAACGCATCCAAGTTTTTGGGTGTTGGATATTGTTATGTACCCATCCACGCCCTTCTTTGACTGTGTTATCTCCTAGTTTCCAAGGCATAATTATCTCCTATCGGGCATTACTAAATTTAAACGGGGCTTCAGCCCAAGCTAAAAATAACACTGTGCCTTGATTGTTGGCAAAGTTTCTACGACATTTAAAACCATTTGATAAAAAATCAATGTCGTCATCAGTTTGCTCTCCCGGTCCTGCATCGGCTGATGCTCTTAAATTGTTATTATCAACATTGAAACCTAGTCGTTTATTATCAAAATATGACCAGTCAACACCATTAGAATCTCGTTTCAGTATAACGTAAGCGGGACGAAAACCTAGATATACAAAAGTGCCATCAGCGGCTGAATTTCCTGCAAACGAACCGAACTTGCTGTAGCCCTCAACTCCTGCAAAAGCATAACAGATGTACTTTTCACCATTTGTATTTGTTTCTGTGGTGCTTCCATCAACTGTCATAAGTGTAGCAGTCATTCTGTCATCAAAAGTGTTGCTACTTAAATAATAGCCAGTTTGCCCCGAGCCTGTGCCTTCTAGCGAAAAATATTTTGTTTGAAATGCTTTTGTTAAAAGAAACCAACCTCTATCTGCATCTCTGTTTTTGATAAACATAGCTTCGGGTTGAACACCCAGTCCGTGACCAAATGTTGTGGTGCTGCCTGTGCCTGTGTAAGAAATTATTGAAAAATCTGCATCAGTGTTAACTGATACGCTTGACGCATTTGCTGGCACACCAGAGCTAATTGAATCAGCGGAAATAGTTGATGCACTGCCGCCAGCTTTCCAATTCCAAGCGACAAATGTTTCAGTGTTTCCATTAGAGCCGCCTAGCGTTCCTAAAGTAAATCCATCAGAGTCAAAAGATTTCAGGCCAGTTGCTTCTGTGCTTTCATCGGTATTTTTATTTGCCTGCAATCTTTTAGTGGCTCCACGAACAGAATCATATAACTGAGATCCAGCCGTTCCATCTCTGCGCTTAATCCAAGTCCAGTCTGGCTGGAACCCTACTCCTGTAATACCAGTGTCATCGGTATTGTTGCCAGTATATAGCACCGTATTAAAATTATCATCTGACTGACTGCTCTGTCCGGGACCGATTGTTATGTCAGCCATTTGAGTTGCACAAATTGCTTTAAAGCCTGTTGGGACAGCATAATAAAACTCACCTATACCGTCATCATCTGAAGCAGCCGCAGATCCACTTGTTTTATTTCCAGCAAAACTATCATCTTGACCAAAATTAAAAACAAATGAGGATGTGCCATAACCCATTAACCACGGAAACTTATGATTAGCATCAGGTGCTTCGGATGCGGTGTATGTAGAATTTGCATTTGCGCCTGTTGATGGGTTGCTTGTACCTGATCCTGAATTTATGTATTCACCGTTAATATGCCAATAAAGTTTTCTATTATCAAAATCTGCGGCAACGCCTATTATATCTCCTGTTGTTGGAGCATCTCCAGCACTATGTGCGCCACTGTGTGCAAACTGTTGTGTAGAAATACCACTGGATGTATCCCCCCAATCAGAGATATAAACATTGCTACCTGTAAAATAACCAAAACCTGTGAATGAGGCTTGTTCTGCATCAGCCGCGCCAGCATTAGTTGGGAACTCAACATTATTAAGTCCATTCATGCCAGCAACCATCCAACCGATCATCCAAGATGGGTATCCAGCTTCATTGACATAGCACTCGTAATAGTATTTACCTGTCTGAACACCATGAGTTGCTATGGCTTGAGAGTAATTACTAGCTGTGTTTCTAACTTTTAAATTACCTTCAGTAAAAGCTCCAAAAATAGACTGACCCTTACCAACAGTAACTAAACTATTCATTGTTGGAAAATTATTAGTCGGGCTATCTTTCACGACATCGCTTGCGGCTAGGTTGTTTGAAGTAAAATCGTTTGTGTTTGCACTTTCGTCATCCCCGATTGCGCTTGTATCATCAAACGGAAGATAATACCCATTATCTCCGTGCGAACCAGAGTATTCCTTGGCAACCCACACTCCGTCTTTTGTTTCTCCCCAATTTGATATTGCTACAGCCGTGCCATCTACAAAATGAAACTCAGCTATATATCCTTCAAACCATTGATACGGACTTCCATTTGTAGCACCTGAAGAACCAACAAAATGATTAGTTGCGCTATCAGCAACATTATAGTTGGTGTCGTGATTTAAACTGTAATTAGTTTGTGTATCCCAAGCGGTAATTTGTGTACCATTAACATAGACTATGTTGCGGTCTGCGGCAGTTGATTGCGTAGTATCAACAATTAAAACAATGTGATACCACGCTGACCTGTCACGAAAAAGTGCAGTTGACCTAAGATAACAAGCGTTATTGTAATCATAATAATATAAATCATCTGCATAAAAACCTAATTGACCATAGTTGCCGCCGTTCTTACCATACCCTGCCCACATATGAGCAGATGCTGTACTAGTTAATCCAGTTGAAAAAGTCGGTTTGACCCATCCTGATATAGTAAACTTTTTTCTATTAGTTACAGAGCTACCAACAGTTCTACTCAGGCTTTTATTACTTCCATTAAGACGCAAAGACTGGTCAATGGTGTGAC